GTCTGTTTTCGTGAACCTCAGTCGTTAACCATTTACGCGCAAAATTGTCGTCAAGAAAAATTAAACGCAAGTCACTTGTTCTTTCAAGTGAATTTTCTGACGTTGCAAACCTTTCAGACGTTGGTTCAACCAGCCAAATAAACGGAACTTTTTTTCTTTCGTCGCTGTTGAAAACTTTCCATTCTTCGTTAGTTGAAATAGGTGTTCCGACAAAAAACTTATAAGCTTGAATTATTCCGTTTCCTGACCATTCAAACGAACCAACAACAATAATTGTGTTCGTCGTTGGATCAACTTCACTTATAACAAAAGAATGATTCAATTCGTCAACAATAGTTAAACCTTTTCGCGCCCATTTCAAAGAACAAACAACTAAAGCGTAAGTGTCAGGTGACACCAAAGTAACGCTTTCAACGTTGATTGTCAAATTCATTTTTGCGTGAATTTCGTCTTTTACTATTTGATAAATATCTTTCATTCCTTACATTGATAACGCTGGAAATTCTCTTAAACCTTTAAAGGTTGGATAATCAACTTCTTTGTTCAGTTCGACGTAATGCTGAATTGAATTGTATGTTTCAACAGCTTCATTCCAACGCGCGTTTAAACCTGACATTACAAAACTTGTGCTTTCTGAATTTTCACCTTTATTTTTTACCGCGCCCAACGTACTCATTTGAGTATATTGGTCACGAACGTAATAAAAATAAATCATTCCAGTAAGCAAGTCTTTCATTCCTTTCGATTCTAAAATGTCGCCGCGATCCGTTTGTTCGATAAATGGCAAGAAAATCTTTTCATAAATCGGTGACGGAACTGGCAAAACAATATCGGTAATAAATAGATTGTAAAGTTCGACACCAAGTAATTTATTCAAAATAATTGTTTCGTATCTGTCAATATATTCTTGAAGTTTGTCAGCGGTAAATTGACTGATATGAACTTCGTATTTACCAGTAAAATCGTCAGCAATGATTAAAGACATATTAATAACCTTTTTTAGTAAACAAATCAAAAAGTTCAGCGGTCAATAAATAACGCTTTCCTTTTTTCAAATACTTCGACTTTCCTTTTGATTCAAATTCGTAAAACTTACCTTTTACTGGTTTAGGTCTTACGTTAGAAATTTCAGCTTGTGCGCCTTCAGTAACTTGAAGGTTTTCTTTTACCGCTGTTGCTGTTGCTTCTGTTGTTTTTGCTGTTGCCATTTTGAAAAGTTTTAAATAAGGGGGAATTGCACCCCCTTGTTTTTATTCAATGATTAAACAGCAAGTGCCGCTTTTGCAACGTCAAATTCACCTTTTATTAAACAACCAACGTCGTTTGCTGAAGCAAACTGAACGATTCTTTTTTCAAGAAGCATTGTTTTTTTGTTGTTAGTGAAGTCATTTCCGTCAAGACCAATTTGAATTCCAAGTTCTTCGCGAACAAGTACATGAAGAATTGACATATCGCCACCGATAAAGTTTTCACCAGTAACCGCCGTCGTTGGAATTACTCGCATACCTGAAACTTCAAGTCCGTTAGCCGTTGCGAAAACTGGCAAAACATATTGACCAACTGAATCCTTTGTTAGCCTCATTCTTGCAACAACCGCTGGATTAACGAAAATTGCTGTTGGCATACCGAAAGCAAGTTCAGTTTGAAGTGCTACTGACTCAACAACGTCGTAATCTGAAGGTGAAACGATTGTTCCAGCTAAAACACCAGCCGCCCAAGGTGTAGCAAGGTTGAACGCGCCGTTCAAGTTATCACCAAGGTTGTCACCATTGAAGAAATTATCTTCAAGAACGATGTCCAAACGCTTCATTAAGTTGTTCTGAATGTAAGAAATCAATTGCGGCAAGTCAGCCATCATTTCAGTCGTTACTTTTCCGTAAACAGCTATTTTCTTAACGTTTGCTGTTCTTTCTTCGTAACGAACTGAAGCTTGTGGTTTTTCAGCACCTTCAGCTAACATTATTGGATTTCCTTGTTCGTCAAGTTCTTCAATCCACAAAGCGCGGTTTCCAATTGTTGATCCAACAGAAACATTCGCCAAATAACGCAATTCGCGTTTTCTTATTGGTGAAATGATTCCAGTGTTGTCAGTAATTGTTACTTGCGTTGGTCCAGCACCGATTGTGTCGTCAACTGACATTGTAACCGCAACTTTAATTGCTGTTTCTTGTTTTCCGTTGATTGCTTTTTGAATGTCACCTTCAGCGGCTTTCAATGCAACAGCCAAAGCTTGACCGATTGTTTTAGAACCTTCAACTTTCGCTGGTGCTTCTTTCAATCCTTTCAAATCAACAGCAACGCTGTTCAATTCAGCTTTCAAAACTTCAATTTCACTTGACGTTTCTTTTTTAGCGTCAGAAATAGCCGATTCGATTTCAGCTTTACGAACGTTCAGTTCGTTTGCTTTTTTTTCTGTAAGGTAAGTCGCTTGTTCAGTCATTGACATTGCGCTTACTTCTTCAATTGTTTTTTCTACAAACATTTTGTTTTTGTTTTTAGAGTAAATTAATAAATAAACTATTTGGTTTTTGAGTGTCAACGATTGACGGCTCATTTTTTTGAGTGTCATTAACTGACGGCTCAATATTTTTTTCTTCTATTGAAAGAACTGGTGTTGCGTAATTTGAACCCATAGGAACAGCCGAACCTTCAAGAAGTTTGGCTTCAAGAACTGGATAAAAATAACCTTTTTCTTCAGCGTCTTTTCTGTTGACAACTTGGTCAATGTACTTGTTCCAAACTTTAAATTCTTCAGGATAACGTTCATCGTTCACCGCAAGTTCGACTTTAACGTAACGCATACCAACTGAATGGTTTTTAACGTAGCCGTTCTTATATTGCTCAAACATAAATTCATTGCGTTCTTCAGGAATTTCAACGTCAAAAATTAACGCTTGTGTTTGACCAGCGGCTTTAATTCCAACACTGGACCAGTCTAATAATTCAAGCGAAGTTTTGATATTGTCTGAAATAATTCCTTCAAATGTCATATTGTGTTCTTGAAGCAAATACAAAAGGCGTTGTTCCTTTAATGTTTTATTCCAAAGTCCGTCAATATGAACGTCAGAATGTGAATCCATGATTCGCGTTGTATTCAAAACAAGACGCGCTTTCAAACGTGTTGGTTCTTCAATTAGTTCGTCTGAATTATTGAACATAGGTTCGTCGTAACCATTATAAACAGCTTTTGAAGCGTCGTTTTTTTCGATTGTCGGTGTAAAATGAATCGCGTCAGTATGCTTGTTTGACATTTTTTTTGTTGCAATTAACATTTCTTTGTTAGCAACAATGTAATCTATTTCTTCAGCTTTGCTGTTAAATTTTAGGTCGTTCATTTTTTAACAATTTCGTTGTTAATTACTTGTTTTTGCTTGACTTCTTTCAGCTTTTTTATTTCGTCGGCCGTCAAAATTACTTTTTTCATAGTAAAAATATTCTCACAAATGTAAGAATTTTCATATTTATTACTTAAAAAACTTAATTTTGTTCGAAACAAATATTTTTTTTGTATGGATTTCACGCCTTTGTCACTTATAAATTCTCTTTTTGGTTTTTCGTACACCAAAACACCAAGAACACAAACAGCACAAATTTTAACTGGTCAACCGCAATGGTTGTCACCTGATTCGTGGGACGCTTACAACGTGTATATTACAACGCCTCAACTATACGCTGTAATTCAAAGACGCGGTTATTTACTTGCTTCAGGTGTTTGGAAACATTATAAAAGTGACAAATTTGGAAACGTTCTTGAAGTTACTGATTCGCCAGTTGTAAAACTTTTGGAAAATCCAAATCCTTTAGTAAATGGAAATGACCACATTCGACAATGGAACGAAAATAAATGTATTTACGGCAATAATTACGAATATATTCTTCGCGGTTTGCCTACTTCATTTCCGCAAGGTTTAACAAATTTACCAGCGGCACAAATGCAAATCAACGTTTCTGGCAAGTGGTATGCACAAACGACAATCGAAGGAATTATAACTGGATATGAATTTCTTGACGGAAGCGGCGTAAAGTTTCAAACAAATGAAATTAATCAAACGCGTTATATTTCTTCAAAGAATCCAGTAAAAGGTGAAAGTCCAATGACCTCGCTTTTTATGCCTATTTCAAACATTCGCGGCGCGTATGGTTTTAGAAACGTTATAATCAACAGAAAAGGTGCGCTTGGTATTTTATCAAATCAATCAAAGGATCAGTCAGGTTCAATTCCATTGACAGAAAAAGAACGTCAAAGATTGAACGACGAATACCAACGTCTTTACGGAATTGAAGAAGGTCAAATGCACACGATAATGACAAACACCTCTTTGAACTGGCAACCAATGACTTTCCCAACAAAGGACTTAATGCTTTTCGAAGAAATCAACGACGACTTTTTAACAATCATTGACGCTTACGGATTGAACGCGAACATTTTTTCACGACAAACTGGTTCGACTTACGAAAATTTGAGCGAAGGAATCAAACAAGCGTATCAATCAACAATCATTCCTGAAGCTGAAGAACTTGCAATGAATCGTTCGCAACTTTTCAATTTGATTTCTAAAGGTGAATGGCTTGAACTTGACTATTCACATATTGCAGTTCTTCAAGAAAACGAACGTGAAAAAGCTGAAGTCCTTGAAAAGAAAGCGAACGCAATGAAAACACTTTCTGAACTTGGAATTTATGAAGTTGACGACCTCAAACAAATTATAAATCTTTAACCTACAACTAAAAACAGAAAGTTTAGTGATTCTTTCAAGTTTTGGCGCACCTTAAAAGTGCGCTTTTTTTTATTCTTGCCACAAATAAGGGTGAAACGAACGCGCCATTGAACAAAGACCTTCCAACGCGTCAGGTGCGTCGTCATGCGGTGCTTTTCCGTCAGCGGTAAATTCAAAAATGTTTTCAAGAAATTTGTCGTAATCTGAACCTATTTCAATATCGTTTCTGAAATAACAATACTTTTTCATAAAACCTGAAAGTTGAATGATTCGACCGATTTTATTTGTCGTTGCTCGAATTGATAAAAGCGTAATGTCGTCTTGAACTTTAGGCTGTAAAAGCGAAAGGTACATTGAACCGCCAAAGTTTGATTCAATACGAACAAATTCAGGTTTATGTTTATTCAAAAACGACGCGGTCAAGTCAACGTTTACGTCAGTTCCTAATTTGGTAAAAACAACGTCTTGAATATAAATTCGATTTCCTACAATTGCGCCAACTGGAACAGCGTGATTGTCTTCACCAGTGTCGGCAACGTCAATGAAAGCAATTTTACCAATTGATTCGGACCAGTCAACTTGCGCTGGATCGTAATAGTTTAATTCTGAACGTTTGAACAACGCACCTTCTTGTTCATTTATCCAGCCACCAAGAACGACATTTTTGTAAACTTCAGGTTCGTCAGCTTTCATTCGTTCGTAATCGCGTCGAATGTTTTCAGGAATGAATTTAGGGTTTACGTCAAGGTAACTTGAATGAATGTAAAGAACGTTGTCAACAACGCCGCAAAAACCTTCAGGAACGTTTTTTTTCTTGAATAGTTCTTTGAAAATCCAGTGTGTTTTTATTGTTGGGTTTAAAATAAGAATTGAAATGTTTCTTTTGTGGACCGAACGAATTGAATAAAATACTTTTTTAAATGTTTCGTAACTTGGAATTTCTTCAGCTTCGTCAACGACAAAACAATTAAAACCTGACAATGATTTTAAATTTGCTGTTTGTCCTTTTGATCCAGTTTTGATTCCTTTAAAAGAAATTGAACCTTCAGACACGCGTGAATCAATTCTAAACTGATTGTCAATAACTTTATTTTCGTAACCGAGTAATTCGATTTTGTCGCTGACTTCAGACTTTATTGAATCGCCTATTGACGTATTTGTGAAGCGTGAATATAAAACTTTCCAGCTTTTTTCAACGACACCTATTAAAGTTAAAAGCGCAACGTTGAAAGACTTACTTGAAGCGCGACCGCCAGTTAAAACAATCGTATCGACTTCGTTAAAAGAATTGTCGTCAAGAAGGTCAAATAAAGGTTCAAATTTGTGACTGATTTCGATTTCATTCGTCATTTGAATTATATTTCTTAAATGAAATTAAAGGTGCTGTTATGTCATTTCCGTTTGTAGTATGGTCGTTATATTGCATTGAAAGCTTACGCAATTCTTCAGGTGTTGCAATTAATTTCATAAGCGCCATTTGTAATGCTGGAGCGTTTGACTTGTACCACTTTGAACGCATTGAAACTTTTAATTCAGTTCTATTTGTTTCTAAAAGTCCTTTTAGTTCGTCAAGTTCGTCAGAATCCAATTTGAAATAATCGTAAAAAGTTTGTTTTGATATTGGCAAAAAAGCAACAATATCTTCTACAAAAAATAACTTGTGTTTTACAATCATTTCTTTTGCTTGTTCAAATATTTTCTTTTTATCGTATGCCATTATTTCAATTCATTAGTTACATCAATTCCGTTGCGTTTTATTTTAAGTGTTGGGTCAAGTTTTTTCATTCGTTCAATTATAACTTGACAATATTTCGGGTCTAATTCCATTCCGTAGCATTTGCGTTTAAGTTGGTGTGAAGCTACCATTGTTGAACCTGAACCAAGAAATAAATCTAAAATTATTGCATTATTATTAGAAAAATGTTCTATAAACGTTGAAATAAATTTTATAGGCTTTTGGTGCTTATGTTCGGTTTTGTCGTCTTTTAATCTAAATCGATATTCCATTGGAATTACAGAACGAAATCCGTCGTGCATATTTTTATGTGGTATTGCTTTTCCGTTTTTTTCTTGACTTATTAAAATATGAGATAAATACGGGTCGTTTCCGCGTGGACTTGAAAAACCAAAATTAGCAACATAAAAACGTGAAAATTCTAAGTTAGATAATCTTAAATAATTTACTATTCCTTTATCATCGTGCATAACAAAAATATGAGCGTTTTCGGTAAATAAATAAATATTTGAATGATAATCTTCATTTTCTAAATCATAAGGCGGGTCGGTAAATATCATATCCGCTTTTACTCCGTTCATTAATTTAGCAACTGAATCGCTATCCGTTGAATCACCACACAACAAACGGTGTTCGCCTATCTCGAATAAGTCACCTAAGACTATATCTGTTTCAATTCCACCTTCAGGAATATTAAACTCATCTTCTTCGGCTTCAAGCAATTGGTCAGTTTCAAAATTTGGAATGTCTAAACCCCATTCGTTCAGCTGGTCAACATCCCATTCGTTAGCTAACATTTCAAAATCCCATTCACCGCCGCTTGTATTATCTTTGATTAAAAATTCGCGCTGTTGTTCTTCCGAAAGGTTGTCAGCAATTATAACTGGTATTTCTTTTAATCCAGCTTCCTTACACGCTTTAAAACGCATATTTCCACCCAAAATTACATTATCCAAATTAACAACAATTGGTCTTATATCTAACATTTCAGGAAAGTCCTTAATAGACTGCACCAACTTTTTAAATTTATCGTCTTTAATAAGTCTTGGATTGTTTGGATTCAATCTAATTTCGGAAATTTTTGTTTTAGTGATTTTCATTTTATTTTTTTTTGTGTTTAAAGTTTTGTTAATCTTTTAACAAGTAAAATTATTAGATTAAGCGCAAAGATTCCAGCATAAACAAGAATCGTAAACACAAAACCGAAGAACAAAATTAGCAAGAACGAAACGATTGTTAAAATCATTACGCTGAAGTCGTCGCGTCGGTCGGTGTTGATCCAGTCTGTAAATGTGTCAATTCGTCTTGTAAGAATAAAAAAGTGACTGATTCTGTAAAGAACGTACAAAATCAAAAGTGCGAGTGTCGCGAATATTTCTTTTATAATCATTTTCTGTCGTTTTTAGGCGGTAATAAATAAACAATGAAGGCAACCATTAACACAACCGCAATAATTGCCGTCAAAGCGATAAATTTAATCAAATCGTTTATATTCGTAAATTCGGTCAAGTGTTTCCAGTTTGCGTTGACTGATTGTTTTGTCTTCAAACAAATCTTTTTCTTTTCCAAATTTAAACTTTTTAAATTGAACTTCGATTTGTTGAAGTTCGCGGTCGCGTTTAACTTGGTAATCATGCAATAATTTCAAAAAGAAAAAAAGCAATAATCCGCACCAAATAGTAAATAAACTAATTTCAATAAATATTCTTTTCATGTCGTCAAATTTTTAAAGTGTTGTTTTTTTAATTCGTTTAAATATTCCCAATGGTCAGGTCGTCTTGCCTTCCATTCTAATTTATTTCTGAATTCATTTTTTCGATTATTTCTTGAATCAAAAATGTTCAGTCGGTGTTTGTTAGAAATTGAAATTCCAAATGCAATCATTTTTTAAATGTTAAATATTAAATGCAACACGCCAAAAATTGCGAGTGCGTGAATGATTATTTTAAATAGTAGTTTCATTTTACAGCGTAAAGTTTGTCAAGTGTTGTTGAATAAGTGTCAGCGCGAAATTGAAAAGTTTTGTTTCCGTCAAATTCACCTTTTCGTTTAAGCGTTGCTGTTTCAAAAAATAAATCTTTTGGAAGCCAACCAACAAGAAACGCTTTTGTCAAGTCTGAAAGAACATAAACGAATAAATAAATATCGGTTTTCTGTTTCGTGTTTACCGCTGGAATTGTCGCGTTGTGATCCAGTTCGGGCGCGTTGTTTACTTTCTTTGTTTTTACGTCAACGCGTTTGTCATAAACTCGAAGGTCGTAATCGAAAGAACCGACATAACTGGCGTTTAAACTTTCGCGGTTATAAAAGTCAAGCGCGACGATTTCACCAACCGCACCATAAATTTCGCTTTTTCCTTTCGTAATTGAATTATTCAAATTGTTGAAGGAATAAAGATTTTTTGCGCGTTTGATTTGATTTTCTGAAATAAGTATTTCAATCATTTTTTAGATTTTTTTTTGTTGTTATCAATCAAATCAGAAATTAAACCCATTGTTCGAGAAGTTATTGATCCAGTTCCTTCAATAAAATCTTTGAACTTCTTTGAATTTGTGTTTCCTATTTCGCGCATTATTGCCGCTGGTGACATTCCTGAACGCGCCGCAAATTGATTGACGCGTTCAATGAAGTCTTTTTCAAGTTTTGTTTGTTTGTTAATTCGCATTTTTAAAGAAATTTATTTCGTTAGTATTGACATTTTCACAAATTGTTTCAAGTGAATTATAATATTCTTGCGCCAGTTTGACGTAAATTCGAATCAATTCAAAATGTTCTTGTGTACATTCGACGCGGTGAATTCTTACGCGGTCTGCAATATTTGGAAACTTGCCTTCGAAATCAAATTCTTTTTCGACCTCAAGAAGAAACGATTCAGGTATTTCGTCGCTGTAATTGTTTCCAGCTTCAACCCATAAAAGACGCGCTTGTTTGAAAATTAGTTCAGCGGAAGGATTCATTAACGAACGAATGACCGCACCAGCTTCGATTGATCCGTTTTCAAGTTCATTGATTAGCATTGCGTAACCGCGAATTTGCCATTCATAAACTGAAAGGTCTTTGTCATTGTCGAAAAGTTTCAATCCTGAAGGCGACCAAACATTTTTTTGGTCAAAGACGAAATTCTTCACCTTCCAGTCATAACCTGACGAACAAATGAAATCGTTTTCAAGGTAGTTTTCAGGTGCTTTCGTTGCGAATGGATAACCAAGTAACGCACCAACCTGACGGATCGAACGTTCTTCAACCTCTTTGCCTTTTTCAATGAAACGATTTGTGAAACGAAAGCCGTAATCAAAACGTTCTTTCAAAAATTCTTCTTCAATGTACGTTTTCGCACCTTCAGAAAGTTTCGGTTGGACTGGCGTGTCACGCTTTGAAATTAATTCGTCGCGTTTTTTTGCTTGAATATCTGTCAGTTTTACTTTTTCCAATAGTGTAGTAAGTTCTTTTTGTTGCGCTTCGGTCAGACGTGACGCGGTTGGAAG